TATCGAAAGAATTAAAGTCATTCTTTAAAACTATCATTAAAAAAGGTGATATACAAAATATGCTTTTGTCTGGTACAGCAGGTACTGGAAAGACAACTATTGCAAGAGCGTTGTGTGAAGAACTCGATTCTGATTATATAGTTATAAATGGATCGGAGGAATCTGGAATAGATGTCTTACGAACCAAGATTAAACAGTTTGCATCTACTGTATCATTTACAGGCAATACGAAAGTAGTTATATTAGATGAGGCTGATTACCTTAATCCAAACTCAACACAACCAGCTCTCCGTGGTTTCATAGAAGAATTTTCAAACAACTGTAGATTTATTTTCACTTGTAACTTTAAAAATAGAATTATACAACCATTACATAGTAGATGTACCTCTATAGATTTTAAAATACCAAAAGATGAAAAACCAAAGATTGCAGCCGCATTCTTTAAAAGAGTATTAGATATACTTAATCAAGAAAATATACCATTCAATGAAAAGGTAGTAGCAAAGGTTGTAGAAAAACATTTTCCTGATTATAGAAGAACATTAAATGAATTTCAGAGGTATTCTCATTCTGGTAATATTGATGAAGGTATACTTACCAATATAGTTGAAGTTAATGCAAATGAATTGATAAATTCATTGAAGCAAAAGGACTGGAAGAGAATGAGGATGTGGGTAGTAAATAATTTAGATAATGATCCACAAACACTCTTTAGAATGATATTTGATACAATTATGCCATTAACAAATCAAGTACCACAGCTTGTCTTAACTATAGCTGACTATCAATATAAAGCAGCTTTCGTAAGTGATCAAGAGATAAACTTGGTAGCATGTTTAACTGAAATAATGGCAGGCGTGTCAATTGAAAAATAACATATCACCCTTCGATTTTGTTAATTCTATAAATGATACAAAAGTAAACATTATTGTAGACAAGTGGTCTGAAGAAGAATACAATCCATTTATAGTAAATAAGGCATTATCATTTACACCAGATACAGTAATATATGCTAATGAGATGAACTCTCGTCCTCACTTAGGAAAGGCACTGCAGTATAATTTTCTTATAAATATCGTTAGAAAGAAGAAAAGATTTAGTAAATGGATTAAGAAAGAAAAAATAGAAGCTATTGAAATTATAAAAGAATATTATGGTTATAACACGCAAAAAGCACGTGAAGTAGTTTCTATTTTATCAAACGAACAAATAGACATTATAAAGTCTAAACTATATAAAGGCGGTAAATGAAACATGAGTTTTTTAATATTGATATAGATGGTTATAATCCTTTAGAAGTTACACTCTCCCATTCTGATGATTTTTTAAAAATAAGAGAAACGCTTTCTCGTATAGGTGTAGCTTCAAGTAAGGATAAAGTTCTATATCAAAGTTGTCATATCCTTCATAAACAAGGACGTTATTTTATTGTACATTTTAAAGAGCTGTTTGCGTTAGATGGTAAACAAGCTGATTTAACAGAAAATGATATTGAAAGACGTAACACTATAGCTATGTTGTTGTTAGATTGGGGATTGTTAAGTATAATAAATGCAGAATTATATGAAAATAAAGCTCCGTTATCACAAATAAAAATTATATCATTTAAAGATAAGAACGAATGGGATCTGCAATCGAAATATAATATTGGTAAGAAACAATAAATATTTTCGCTGTGCCAAATGGGCAGCATTTTTTGAAACTCGCGTAAAGGAGAAAACATGAACGCATTAACTAACAATCCGTTTTTTAAAGACTTTGATAAATTATTCATTGGTTTTGATGACACATATAATAATATGACAAAACTACATGATGAACTTACAAAGAACATTCCAAATTATCCACCATACAACATTAAACAAGTAGAAGAAAACCATTATGTTATTGAATTAGCATTGGCTGGTTTTGCAAAACAAGATTTAGATGTTATTTTTGAAGATGGTAAACTAACCATATCAGGCAAAGCAGCAGATGATTCTGATAACTTTATTTTTAAAGGTATTGCTAATAGAGCATTTACAAGATCTTTTGCACTTGATGATACAGTCGAAATAAAAGATGCTGAAATGTTAAATGGTATGTTAAAAGTATTTTTAGAAAAAATAGTACCAGAACATAAAAGAGCTAAAAAAATAGAAGTTAAGGACAAAGCTAGTAATGTGAAAAAACATTTCAAAGATAAAGAACTTCTTACTGAGGAATAATGAAGTTAGGTAGTGTCAAGACCAAGCGAGGTGACTGGCTATTGAATGCCAGCACTTTGCAAGGTCAAATATTAATAATTGGAACACATTTAAATAGAAGTTATAGTTTTGTTAAAATATTCTACAATGAAGATGAAGCTTCAAGTTACATTGCTAAATTATCTGTAACTAATGTATAATAAAAGAAAACATTGGAGGTTTTATGAATTATCAAAAATATATTATTGTAGCTATTACTTTTGCTATACTCATGTCTTTTAGTATTAATCAAGCATATTCACGTACTGTTACTATACCAGTTATTGATGTACAACCAATGGAAGTTGCAGAAGCTAGATTGGTTAAAGGTACAATGTGTACACCTATTGTTACTGGATATAATAATGGTAGACGAGGAACTGACTTTGGTCAAATTATTGGTGGTATATTGGGAAGTATGGTTGGCAACAGTGAAAGCGAAAGAAGAATAGGAACTGCAGTAGGTGTTATTATAGGTGGCAGAGTTGGTGAAAGACATAATACAGCACCTGGCTTAACTTACAGAAATCATTGTGGTGAAACATATTCCAATCAAGTCCAAAGTATTATAGAAGGATATAAAGTAACATATGAATATCAAGGCAGACTTGAAACTGTAATACTTAATTATGATCCAGGTTCTTACATTACATTAGAAACTACAACAAGAATAAGATAATGAGAGATAAAGCTATAAACGCATTGAGAGCTCATGCTCGAGGTGAAATTGAAAAGCATCTTTACAACATAGAAATATTATTAACAAATCCACAGGGTGTTGCAGAACACCCTGATCACCTTGAAACCATTCAAAAAGAAATAGATAACATATCAATACATAAAGAGCGTTTGGATGTTATTGATTCTTATTTTGATAATCACGTGAATTAGTAGTATATTTTCTTTTATTCTTATCTAAAATATACTTTGCATATCTTCCAAGTGTTCCTGTAGTTAATATATGTATTTCATATCCAAGATAAGCTCTACATGTTATATCCAACTTATAAAGCCACGGATTCAACATATATTCTTTATTTCTAAATTTAAATATCTTCCACATAAATGTTGGTGCACCACAATTATAGTGTGACCATCTTGGATATATTACTTCAACATTTTTATCTTCATATACTGGTGGTTCAACATCATCAGTTATAATTAAAATGTTTTTCATCTTGTAATCATTATATTAATAGCGTTTATTTGTTTAAGAGCTTCATTCTTATCTTTTACATTTACTGGATAACAAAGTGATGTTTGAAAATTCTTTCCTATACTTTCACATTGACTGTGTGTGATATAAACATTATGTATACTAATTGGTTGGTTTAAATATACTACAGCTAAAGCCCAAAATATTTGATTCATTTGAACCACTTCCAAACCATTGCTTGTGTTTTATATACACGTGTATTAAATTTACACCCACCATTTTGATTTGTTCTTTCTATCCACTTAAATGCTCCGTGTGAATCTTCGCATCTGTATAAGCACGTAATAATTCGATCTTTACCCAATTCAAACTGTTCAAGATGATTCTCGTTAAGACGCTGTAATTGACATTCATATATGTCTTTATTAGGTGGTACATAAAATTTTATTTCATGGGCATGTAAACCAAATATGCTAAACATTGATATTGTTGTTAAACCTGTGGCCAATACAAACATAGCCACTAGTATCATAATTATTTTTTCCATCTTCTTTCTGCACTTTTTTCAATAACAGCTAGACCTTTTGGTCCTACTATTGATATACCATATGTTAGTATACCTACTAAAACAATAATAGTCAATAATGTCATTTTGATTCCTTTCTAAAAATTGGCTGTTTATCACAGCCTATTCTGTAATTGTGTGGTGGTTTTGCTTGTCGATACATTGCCTGATACCATGACGCAACATATCTTGATGAAGTTATCAAAAGTATTGTGTTGTTATCATTTATAACTGCAAATTTTTTTACAGGAGGCAATGTGTGATCCATCATTATTTTTTACTCATCCATGCTGTAACACCCATAAACGCACCAGCTACACCAGCAGCTGCTATAAAATATGTTGGTGCCATAGTTGCTAAAAGATCAGCTGATTTATTTAAACCAACCCACTCACAAAACATAATACAAGCTGGATAACTTATCATACCAACTAAAGAATACCATGCCATCATTCTTTGATGTCTTTGACGTCTATTTGTTCGCTCTATTTCTTCAATAGCTTGTATATCTTTTATTTCATT